TGAATTGTCATATCTTTTTAAATATGTCTGTCTATACCATCTATGCTTACATCTTGCACCACCTTTATAAAGCCAAACACTATATGTGCCAGTTGTACTACCACTTTTTGCAAACTTAGGGTTTACTCTTTTTCTTGTCATTTCTAAAATGTCCTCTTTTCTATATACCTTTTTTGCACTTACCATTTTTTTGCAAAAGTCTCGTGAGTTGCTACCTGTCTTTGTAGGGTTGTAAACATACCTAACTAAAAATTTACTTAGTTTTTCTATTGATTGTTTACTTGTACCATCTTGTTCACTATCTTTTGTTTTTCTAGCTATACCTGTACTCACAAATTCATATATTTTTGATAGTGTAGATTTTTTTTCTTTATTTAACTCAGCAATAACACCATCTAGTTCTTCATCTTGCTCATAATCTACTGGTCTTTCATCTACCAAATCATATTCTTTTAATAGTTCTTCTTCTGTTTGCCCTAAGTTTATTAAGTCATCAGCTATTTCACTACCTAAATCATCATCTAATTCAGGTGTTTCTTTGCTCATTTGTATTCCAGTTTCTTCTTCTATATCTTCATCATCTTGTAAGTCTGTGTCTATCTCAGTAAATTCAAGAGGTTGTAAGGTTACAAAATAAAGTTTTAGACTTATATCATTATAAGCTAATATTTTGTCAAAACAGTCTATTAAAACATCTTGTAAAGGTCTAATAACAGTATTGTCAAACAATAAACTTGCAGTTTTTATTTCATCTGCATTAGAGCCAAAACCACCATTTTCTCTAATACCTAAAAGGAAAGGACTAACTATTCTATGACCGATCATAATTTTCCTAGAACACTCATTACTTAAAAATTCATATTGTTGGTGTGCATCAGATAATTGTACAGGTGTCAAACTAGGTTCTTGCTCTTTAGAATCTGAAAAACTGAGTATAAACTTCCCAGCATTACTAGAGCCACTAAATTTTTGTGCTATTTTGCTTTCTAATAATCTTCTTTCCTCAGGGTTCGGTACTCCATTGTGCATCGAAATTAACATTGTAGGACTAAGACCTTGTTGTATATTGTTAATATGGTAATTGCTTATTTCTTCTTCTAGCTCACAATACTGAATACAACCATTCCAAGATGGTGTACAGTAATAATATAGACCTGATTTATAAGGTTTAATATATAATATTTCTATTGATTCATTAGTTTTACCAAATGCACCAATTCTTTGTGGTTCTTCGTTAGGTTTTATTTTAGACCAGTCCTTAAAATAATAGTATGCTTCTATTTCTCCTTTGTCATTTGCCTTTTCAGCTCGTAATGTTTCTACTGGAAAATGCTCTACTTGTGCTATTGTCTTTCTGTCTTTAGAATAAACTACTTGTAATGCAGCTTGTCCAAATAAATAAAAATCATAACATAATTTTCTAACACAGTCTTTCTTAAATAAAGATACCATCTTAGCATATTGCTCAGGTTTCTTGTTAGCATTTAAAGCATTTAGACCTTTGCCAAATATTTGTTGTGCTATGCCATTTACAGCAGCATTATTTGTCGCAGAACCATTAAATCTATCTAAAATAAATTGAAAATAATTATTATCTTCTCCAAAAGACACCCATTCTCTGTTGGGTTGCTCTTTCATTATAGGTGTAGTATAACTGCTTAAATTAACTAAACTGATTTCAGACTTTGAATTTTTTACAAACTGTCCTAAACTATTTCTTTTTCGTGTTTTCATATTACAATATACTCATTATCAAATGAATTATTTGTTACATACTGATCCTTATTAACAATATAATGGTCATTGTCATTTTTTTGGTCAATGTCTTGGTCAGTTACAAATATTCTATCTTTATAAACTCTCTCTTTTTGGTTACTATCTGTTTGCCATATTTCATCATACATTTGCCATAGACTTAAATTTGTATTCCAAAAGTTAAAATCAGCATATAAATCTAAGTCATAAAATCTTGATTCTTTAAAAATAGTATTGCCTAATGAATCTATATAGTTGTTTGTAAACTGCATATAGTCTCCACTTGTAGTAACAGTATCTTCAAAATAAGTAAAATGTTTATTTAAAGAACTATCTCTAACATCAATAGTAAAAGACCCTAGATACTCTCTAGGTATTACATTAAGTGTTTGGGATGAGCTTGTGGTTAATACTATCATTATGTATATAACGATTAAAATAAGTCAATTTGTAAAATAAAAAAGCACCCTGAAAAGAGTGCTTTATTATACTAATATTAAGAGTTTATTAGTTTGGTGTGATTTGTGTCGCACTTGCTGAAATTACTCCTGCATCTACAAAGGCAGGTGCTTTTTCTTCTTGACCCTCGAACACAATAGTGAACCCATAAAGATCAGCAGCAGCAGCACCAGTAACCACAGTTCCCCCAGTACATTCTACTCCATTTTCTAGTCCACATAAAAATTGATTACCTAAATAATCTTCTACTACTAGATGTGGTCTGCTTACTGCAAGTAATTGTAATTCTTGCTGTGTTGCATTATCTAAAAATGGTAAAGTTAAATTTAATGTCTGAGCAAAAAATGTCGTTCCATTTTCTCTACTGCTATTTATTGTTGATTCTAAAGATGAATTTCCTTTAACATCAAATTGAAACCAAGCAGGACTGCCTGAAAATGCTGATATAGTACCATCTGCATCTACTGTTACAGTTCCTAAAGTTCCAAAATCAGCAAAATAAACCTTTTTTACGCCACCAAAACCTGTTTTACAAGGTAACTTTCTTCCTGTTGTTAATGTACAAGCCATATTATTATATTTTTAAAAGGTTAAAAAAAAGGTAGAGTAAAACCCTACCCCTTTTGTAAATTATTTATACTGTTGGATCGTAAAGTACAATTTCACTTCCGATTCCATATTGAACACCTGCTGTGTATCTAGCAATAAATCTAAAATTTTGTGATCCATCTAAATCTGCCATATCTAAGGTTTTAACTAAATTCATATCATTTAGAATACCAGTACCAAAGTATAGGTTAGATTTTTGTGCCAACATCATTTGGTTGTCAGATAGACCATTAGCTAAGAAAATGCTAACGCCATCAAAAGTTAATGGTGTGTCCATATTGTACCACATATTAACTCTGTTTTCATAACCACCACCTTGTGCTGCTAAAGCTCTTACATACGCTTTTGCTACATTTTTAGACACATATAGGTGTAAATCTTCTTTTCCATAAATTGCATTAGGACAAAGGTCTAATACTTTACCCATTTCTGCAATTACATTTGATGATGTTACAGTTGTTCCTGTTTGATCTACAACATCTGAATCTGCTTTTGCTAGTGTAACTAGACCATCATATTCTCCTGCATTTGAGTTTACTCCTACCCAAATGTTTGTTTCATTTTTTGCAGCAATTTCTGCTGAAATATGACCAATTAAAAAGTCTGAAAACTTAGGTGGCATATTTTCAAATGCTGAATAACCCATTTGTGCAGCTTCCCAGTCAGAGACAAAAGGAGTTTTACACAATTCTAGGTTTACTTGAAATTCCTCAGGTTGTATGATTCTTTCTGTAAGAGTAACATCTCCTGCACTTGTAAAATCACAACTTGCATTAGCAATTAAGCCACTTGTAGCGACTTTTTTAATAACTTCTTTAAGTTTAATGTTAGGTTTTACTTCTACACCACCTTTTTCGATAGTGTTTGAAGAAAGGAGAGCAGCAGCAATATATTTCCCTGCGAACTCACCTGCATAAGTTGATGTAATATTTAACGCCATTTTTATTTAATTTATTTATTTATTTTACTTAAAACTCTATCTAATGTTGATAGTTTTCTTCTTTTAGAAAATTGTACTTGATCTACCTTTACCTTTGCTTCTGGACTATGTTTAATAGGTTCAGCAGCAGGTGCAGATAGTTCTTCTTTAACTTCCTCTTTTACTTCTTCTTTTACTTCTTCAACTACTTCTTCATCAGTTTCGTTTTCAGTAAATTCTTCTTTTATAGTTCTTGACTTTGGTTGTCTAGGAGTAGCATCTTCTGCTTCTGCTTCGACTTCTTCTTTATCTTTAGGCATCATCATTTCTTCAACTGCCTTTTCTAAGTCAGAAACTCTGTCTTTTAATTCTTCATAGAATTTGTATAAGTCCTCTTTTTCTTCCTCAGACTTATCTTCCGCTTCCACTTCCTCTTTTTCAGGTGCTTCATCAGAAACTTCTCTAACATCAGCAATTACACCTTCTTCTTGAACAACGACTAACTCGCCTGATTCTAAGATGTATTCGCCAACTGGCATAGCAACCTTTTCATCATCTGTTACGATAAAGATTTCTTGCCCTTTTGCAAATGATTCTGCTTCTACAACAGTACCATTTTCTAACTTTCTTTCTTCAAGTTCTACTTGAATATTTAAAAGTGTACGAATTTTGTTTATCATTTCACTACTTTTCATAATTACTTATTTAACGATTTTAAAAATTAATTTTGCATTTTTAACTTGCAACTCTGCTTATTACTCCTATGCCCTGCGCCCATAATGAGCCATCACAGCACTCCCTAGAGTAAGTATCTTTATCTTTACATAGACAACCCCTTGTGCTTCCCTTAGGACTTGTTCTACTTGGTATATATGTTTCTTTAGAACGCACCTAATAAACCATTTATAGATTTAACCACTTGACTATCCGAATTTTGTAAAGAACTTCTATAAGCATCTATTTGACTAATAGCAGCTTTTGCATCACTAGGTACATCTACACCTAATTCTTTTGTTGCTTTAATTATTTCATCAGACATTTTTTCAGCTTTTTCTATATCTCCTAGAACGCTTTTTATTTTACCACGAATTTTACCATCTAAAGAACTAATTACTTTATCTATATCTGTTTCAACAGAATCTCCTGTTTTTTTTATTTTATCAGAAAGTTTTACTAGATCACTTACTTTTGCTAATTCTACCTTTTCTAACTCTACCTTATCTTTAGGGAGTTTGTTTAATACTTTGTTTATATTAGTCTTGTTTATCATAACTTGATTTTTTTACACATTTACCATTCTTTTTTACAAACCCCTGTGGACATTTACCATCTACTAAATCA